TCTAAGTTTAAACTCTGTTGCTGGTCAAGATATGTATTTCAGAATAGGCACCACGATTAAGGCGGCTATTGATAGCAACGGGTACTTTGCTATTGGTGATGATGCAGCCCACTCCGCTACTTGGACCCCGTCGTCCTTATTACATCTTTCCTCTTCTGATGATGGTATGATATTCATTTGTCATGATTCGGAACAGAATCCTGTATTGGCAGTCACGGGATCGGGTCGAGTCGGCATCGGCACAGATGCCCCATCACCCGAATTGACCGTTGCGGGAGATATATCAGGTTCAGGAGATCTCTTGCTGGGGGGAAAGATCTCTCTGGGAAACAAGAATGTCGATCCGCCATCGGCTATGCTGCACATTTCTTCTAGTTATACCCAAACCAACCCGCTTGTTCAAATTGAAGCAGGTGATGACGGGGAGGACGGCGCCCAGTTGCTGATTAAGGGCAATATGCGCCCGAACTCGCAGGCAACCTCCACCCTTATTGAACTTAACTCTAACCTTGATGCCCGTGCCCGGGGCATACACCTCACCTGCGACGATGGAAATGAGGAATGGTTTTCCGGAGTTCCTTATCCCGGCGGAAGATATCAGATAGGGTTTGATGGCACCAACGGGTTGCCATGGCGAATCAATAGTTCATCCCTTGATATACTAGAAAGTGGAGATGTCGGCATCGGCACATCAGGCAACCCCTCCGCAAAACTTCACGTAATGGACACCGGAGAAATAATGAGACTTGGGTATGATGCAAGCAATTACACCTCCTTTAATATTAGTTCAGACGGCTCGGTGACTCTGACAACGAATCAAAGCTCCGCGGACCTTAAGCTCTACCCCGCTAGTGTGTTGGAACTTGGTACCCAATATACTGATAATGTATATGTCGGACGTACCGACACAACCAGTGATGTGATCTTTTATGGTGGAACTTCCGGCGCAGAGGTGATGAGAGTAGATGGATCTGCGAACAGCGTGGGCATCGGCACTGCAACACCCACCTCTACTTTTGAAGTTAGCGGCTCCCAAGCAGGCAACTATACTCAAACCACCGGAGATATCACCTTTAATGAAACTCATTATATAGTAGATTATACCGGAAATGGGGCTGCCACCTTTACTCTTCCAAACGTCAGTGGAATCACGGGAAGAACATATCATATTATAAGCCACAACCAGCACGAGACCGCTGCACTGACCATCACCGGCTCGGGGGGACAATTCCAGGGCCCCAATCTAGACGAGGATTCGAATTCGATTGATATAGATGGCTGGGTGCCGCAGAGTGTCACAGTAGTAAGCACAGGGGGAAACTGGTTTATTCTTACTGACAATAGGAGCCAGGGGCCCGGATAAATCACAACTATTAGTCATTTCCGCCTCTTAGACACTATTTATTTTGATTACATATCAGATCTGGAGTAAATTTTATGTCTTCACTATTAGAAGAAGCGATTGTCGATGCAAAAGCCCTTAAAGAGGCGGCTCTCAAAAACGCAGAAAATGCCGTATTGGAGAAGTATTCTGGTGAAGTGAAAGGCGCGCTTTCTACTTTGTTAGAACAAGATGAACTTGGCTTAGGGATGGACGAAGGAGCCGAAGAACAATCCGCCGACTCGTCTTTTACAGATGATATTCCGTATGCTTTTCAGACCGAGGAACTTGATTCACCTGCTGAAGATGCGTTAATTGAGATTGACTTCGACGCTCTTAAAGCTCGTATTGAAGAAGAAGGCGAAGGCTCTTCGGATTCTTTGATAAGTGCCACAGATATGGCTATGAATTTAGCAGAAGAGAGTGAGAGTAGTGATGAAGAGGAGATTATGGACGCCTCTAAAGGTGAAGATGAGGCCGAACTGGCCGGCGCCTCCGCTCGTGTCAATTTAGACGAGGACGAAGAAATCGCTCTTACCGAAGAAATGCTCTCAGATCTTGTTGAGGAACTTGTGGTAGATATGACGCCGCGGCTCCAAGGTTGGTCTGCGCAGGGTTCTGCTTATAATAGTGTCGAGCAGGCCAACAATGACGCCATGGCAGCTGCACAAGCCGCCCACCTCGAAGAAGAAGAAGAAATTGAAGAAGTTCACACTGCACCCGATGTTGTGTCAGATGCTCAACTTTACGAGGGTAAAATTAAAGAACTTACATTATCACTAAAGGGGCTATATGCTCTTTTAACTGACTCCAAGACTCAGCTCACAAGGCTGAATTTGGAAAACGCCAAGCTTGTTTATCAAAACAAGGCACTTAGCAGCACCTCCTTGAATGAGCGACAAAAAAATAAAATTGTCGAGGCTGTTCAACTTGCCAACTCTGTTGAAGAAGCGAATATGATTTTTGAAACAATTCAAAACGCGGTGGGTGTTTCGGACTCTGCGAGTTCGAGACCACAAACACTTCGTGAAGCCGTTACAAAGCCTGTTTCGCTTTTGCTCAATTCTAATAAGAAAAACAACCAGGCAACAAAAGATCCTAAATTGGATCGAATGCTGCATTTAGCAGGTTTAACAAAACAATAACATACTAGGAGGTTATATAAAAATGTCTATTGTACAGAAATTAACCGAAGGTATTGTCAACCGCGATCTTTCTACAGAAGGTGCTGCTCTCATTTCTAAATGGGAGAATACCGGCCTTCTTGAGGGGATGGGTGATGATACTGCTCGGAATGGAATGGCCCGATTGCTTGAGAACCAGGCAAAAGAGCTTCTCCGTGAGGCGTCCACCATGCAAGGTGGTGACGTCGAGGGTTTTGCGGCTGTCGCATTTCCCCTTGTTCGCCGTGTATTCGGCTCTCTGATCGCCAACGAACTCGTTAGCGTTCAGCCGATGAGTTTGCCCTCGGGCCTCATCTTCTTCCTTGATTTTACCACTTCTCAGAATGGTGCCGGCCTTCCCCGCGTTGGTTGGGGTCTAGACGGCGAAGAGCAGTCACTGTATGGTGGCGGCATCATCGGTAGTCAGTTGACTGGCGGTGTGAGCTTGGATGGTAATTACTCCAAGGATCCATTGCTGACGCAGGATACTGCTGAAGCGGGCCCGTATGCGCTTAACCAAGGTTATGCGTCTCCGACTAGCTCCGCTGCAGTTAGTGTCACCGTCATTGCTTCGGGTACCGTGGGTGACGCGGCCAGCTGGAGCGGCGCCGTGGACGGTTCTCGAACCGCTGCACAGTCAGCAGGCGACGGTGGAAGCGGTCGTCTTGTCGATTTTGATCCGGACTTGTCCGGCTCTTTTGTCGCTGTGGGACGAATTGCTGCTTCGGAACTTTCTCCGAGCACCGATCAGTGGAACTCGAAGGACTTTGTCGCGGTTCAGCTTTATGATGGAACGCCGGGTACGACTACGCGCCCGGGCCAAACGCTTGGTGTCGACAGTCGTCATATCCGGCGCTTGACGCGTCTTGATTTCCGCGATAGTGAGCAGATCCTTCTGGTAATGCAGAATACTGGATCGGCCATTGACGCGGATGCGGCGCTTGCAGCATGCGATACAGCCTCATATACTGAGACTGATAACTTTGACGGAACTGTCAACGCAGTTGGTTCTGTTGTTCCGACAACCCGATGGGGACTGGAGAATGAAGCCGGAATCCCCGAGATCGACATCAAGGTCGATTCGGTGGCTGTCACGGCTATCACCAAGAAGCTCAAGGCCAAGTGGACCCCGGAGTTAGGACAAGATCTTAACGCCTACCACAACCTTGATGCCGAGGTGGAGCTGACCCAGATCCTTTCGGAGCAGATTGCTCTTGAGATTGATCGCGAGATTCTGGAGGATCTCGTGCGCGGTGCAACCGCCGGTGTTCGTTACTGGTCGCGTGCTGCAGGTCGATTTGTGGAGAGGACTACGGGTGAGGAAGTCGGAGCGTCCACAACGCCTGATTTCACTGGTAACGTGAGTGAGTGGTATGAGACGCTCATTGAGACTATCAATGATGTCTCTGCTCAGATCCACCGTAAGACTCTGCGTGGTGCTGCTAACTTCATCGTGTGTTCACCTGAAGTTGCCAACATCCTTGAGTTTACTGCTGGTTTCCGTGCCAATGTGACTGCTGATAGCGACCGCGGAGACGCGGGTGCTGTTAAGGTTGGTTCGCTTTCGAAGAAGTTCGACATTATGGTCGATCCTTACTTCCCGCGTAACTTGATCCTTGTGGGTCGACGTGGAAGTAGCTTCCTTGAGAGTGGTTATGTATACGCGCCTTATGTGCCGCTGCAGACCACCCCGACGATCTTCGGCGTTGAAGACTTTGTGCCTCGCAAGGGCGTGATGACTCGATATGCCAAGAAGATGGTTCGTCCAGATATGTATGGATTGGTTGTCGTTCGCGATTTAACTTAACCATAAGTCTGACGTAGGTCAAAATAGTTAAAGCCCCGTCTCTTTTGAGGCGGGGCTTTCTATTTAGTAATAGCTCAAAGAGGAACTTTTAATGGCCATTCCAAATCTAAACCCAGCTTCCACCTCGAATTCGAATGTTTTAACCGTAACTGGTTCGGTGTCGAGCGTGGCAGCTACATTACCTTTTGGTATTTATGCGGCATCGACTGCATTTTTATCAGGCGCAGCCGATCAAGTAGCATATACCTATAAAAAGTTAGGCGGAGATGTATTAGATATTGAATTGGCAGAGGGTAGTGTTTATTCGGCATATGAAGAAGCAGTTTTAGAATATTCTTATATTGTTAATATACATCAGAGTAAAAATTCTTTATCTAATCTATTGGGAGCCGCCACTGCATCTTTTGACCAAGATGGTCAAATTGTAAGTGGGGACAGCTTGTCGGGATCTAACGTACAGCTTAATTATCCTCGCTTTGATTACGGTTTTGCGCGCCGTGTTTCTGAAAGAACCATCACAGAAGTGGGCTTGGGGGGCACGCTTCCCATTTATTCGGGCTCTATTAGAATGGTGGCGGGTCAACAAGATTATGATCTGCAAACTATCTTATCGAGCTCGTCACTTTTAACAGCCTCGGTCCCTTATTACGGACAGGTTAAAGACAAAAGGGTTATAATTCGTAAAGTGTTTTTTAAAACGCCGCGGGCAATGTGGAGGTTTTATGGTTATTATGGAGGATTCTCGGTGGTTGGCAATATGAGGACGTATGGTCAATTTGCAGACGACTCCACTTTTGAAATTGTGCCGACATGGCAAAATAAATTACAGGCTCAAGCTTATGAAGATGCTCTGTGGACGCGAATTTCTCACTATTCATATGAATTAAAAGATAATAATTTAAGGCTATTCCCTCGGCCCGATAATACAAGTCCCACTAAATTTTGGGTAGAATTCACAATTGATCAGCAGTATGCTCCGTGGGAAGAGGGTACCGGCCAGCCAAAATCTGGAATTGATGGCATCAATAATATGAATACGTTGCCATTCCAAAATATTCCCTATGAAAGCATCAATGCGATTGGTAAACAGTGGATTCGTAGATTTGCCCTGGCCTTAACTAAAGAAATATTGGGCCAAGTAAGAGGAAAGTTTTCTACAGTGCCAATCCCGGGTGAGAGTGTAACTTTAAACGCTGCGGACTTGCTGAGCCAGTCGAAGGCCGAACAGGACGCTTTAAGGACTGAGCTTAAAGAGACCCTCGATCAGCTTACGTATGCCGAGATGGCCACTAAGGACTCCACCCTACAAGATTCTACTGCCAAGGTGCTTCAAAATGTGCCCGCTGGCATATATGTAGGATAGGGGGTCTAATCATGGCAAGAAGCAAAAAAACAGAAGGTCAAATAAAAAGCAAATTTGATAAGTTTGCTTATGTGGGCGACAAAGGGGTCGAGGAAAAACTTAAAGAAATAGAAATTATGCCATCCTCATTGGAAACCATTGATGGTGCAATGCTCAAGTTTATTGATGAAGAGTTAAACTTATCGGTTACTTCAAATAATGGATTTAAAAAGGTACCTGTTATTTGGGTGACGGCGGAAAGAGCTTATCAGGTCAAACACAATAAAGAGCTGAGGGACAAAGAAGAAACCTTAATCTTACCATTGATTACTATTAATCGATCGTCTGTCACCAAAGATCCAACTAGAAAAGGTAGCATATATGCTAATTTATACCCCGTTAATGATGAAAAGGGGGGTACCATAACGATTGCTCGCGAGATTAATCAAAAAAAGACAGCCGAATTTCAAAATGCTTTTTCTAAGAGGAGATATGGGGCCAACAAAAACGTTTATGGAAAGATGGCCGATTCTAACAAAAGAAACATGTCAACACAAAGAGTGGTTTATGAAACCATCACCATACCCATTCCCACCTGGATAATGGTAAATTATGAAATTACCTTAAGAACCGAATATCAACAGCAACTCAATGAATTAATAAGGCCTTTTATAACGATTCCTGGAAACTCACGAATGCCGAAAAGAATTAGTTATGAAAATCATTTTTATGAAGTTTTTATTAACGGTAGTTTTACAAACGGATCAAACAAGGCCAATCTGGGAATGGAACGAAGAAATTATGAAAACACCATTAATATCGAGGTGCTCGGATACCTCATTGGTGAGGGCCCTAATCAGGAAAGACCCATGATTGTGAAACGAGAAAACGCAGTGGAATTTAAGCTTTCTCGAGAAAAGGTAATTTTTGGAGATATTCCCAGGAGTATTAAGGATGGATTTTATAGAGATTAGATACCATTGCGACCGGTCAATACTATTTAATAACGATATCCCAGGTTTAGGAGACAAAAACGAATGTCAATAAAAAATTATAGATTTGTATCCCCAGGAGTTTTCGTCAATGAAATCGATAACTCCCAATT